CGGCGTCCACGTTTCATATTTCTTGCCAATTAACTTCTCGGGACTGCCGATGTCCCCAATATCTGCCACCACCTCATCGATATACTCGTCAACAATATCCATCTTCATCTTGACGACCTCATCGATCATTTGGGTCAGTTCATTCTTTCCCATTACGGTCGATTCCCTCCACCATTTTGGCCCTGTTGATTAATTGGCTGGGGGCGCCTTAACCCAGCAAGTTCATTTTGTATATTCTGGGCACTTCCCAGTGGCGGGATATTAGGAATCGGTGGCACCAACCCCCGTCCGGCCTGTTGCGGGGGCTGCTGGGACCCACCTTGCATGGCGCCGGTAGCCATTGACCCAGGCACAACCGGCGGAGGAGGATTGTTAATACTATCCGCAGCACTCCGTTTGGCCAAAGCCTCGGCCATCTTGCCGGCAGTGTATTGAGAAATAGCCTGAAGAATAGCAGGATCATTCTTGATGCGTTCTCGCTCTTCCTCACGTTCCATCTTGATAGGATCAACATTGCTCATCTGCGTTCTGGTCCATGGTTTAGTTACCATACCAGAGGTCAACATTCGTTCCAAGTCATCATGCCGGCGGTACTCATCCTCTTCGGATATCGGGGCAAACTCCACATAACAAGTGAAGGGTTCCTTCATCTTGTCTTTCTTAATTTCCATATCAAATTCGTCAGTCGGAGTCTTTGCCCACACCCTAATGTCACCCGGTATAACATTCTTCATCAACCGGGCGCAGTTTGTCAGCACTTTGGCAGTGCCATTCTTGAAGGCTGTTTCGGAATACTGGAATCGGGCAGCACCCTCAGATATCATCAGACGCCGGTCGGCGCCGGACCGTACACCGGTTTCTCCTAGGCCACGCAGGGACCTGGGGGCCGCATGGGGGCTGATATAATCAGCAGTCCGGTACATATGGGCATTCAAGGCGTCGGGAGGGACCTGTGAAACATGTTCCTCTATCTTAACGTCCTTTGGTATTGGGTTCAACACGCCATATTTTTGGTCAAGTTTAGTAATCAATCCGGCATTGGCCCCCTCGGCTGTCAACCAGGGCCAGGCAGCACGTTTCAAAATGATATCCGATATAGAAAAGTCCCTTGACTCTGCCACACAAAGATCATAGATATACCGGAGTATCCCGACATACCTCATCTTGAGATCACCATCAATTGACATGTTACCCAGACCGGAATCGATAAACACATAGGGAATGAACCCGTACTTATGTTCTACTACACCATCTATTGTTTGTAACAACGGCTCCCCGTCAACAATGTCGCAACGGTACTTGTTATCCCAATAGGAAATTAAGTCAACCCTGTCGCTCAGTCTGCGGTTTTGGGGATTGGTCCATTTACTGTATCTCTGTTTGATGTCCATGCAGATTTTGGGTGTTACCTTGAACACAAATCCCCGGCCACCGTAAGATGGATCAGGAATAATATTGTGGGGATTGATGGCCCTTATTCTTATTGGGATAGTGTCATGTGTATCTGAACGCCACTTATCGATACGGGTGGCGTAATTACTCTCGGACTCACCGTCGTTCCGGGTGGGTTTATCCAGCCAGTTATCGGCATCCCACACATCCTCGAAGACGGTGAGTCCGTGCAGAGCGTAGTGTTTGGCTCCTACGCGCCACGGCGAGATATCAGACTCGACGTTATTGCGGTGAATAATGCCCAAATAAAATTTCCGCATCATCTCGGCCTCTTCCATTGATAGAGTTGTTGTTCCCTTGCGGTTCACAAACACACGGGCATTACTGATATCAATATGGTCAACAAAAGTATCTACCATGTCACGGGCAGTAGGAAGTACGACTCCCTCTTTTCTGAACTCGTCAGGTATCTGTAGACGGTCAGCAAAATCCAGTTCATAGTATTTTTCGTCTTCCTTGAAAACACTTTGAACCGGTTGGTAATATTCCACACATTTGGGATAGAGGTCGTCGCATATATCTTTTACTGTAGGTTTATCTTTGTTCATATTATATTACCGCCATCTATTTATTTTACTGATGTCGTTGCCAAACGTCAATGTTGAAAATGGTTTATACTGCATTGCAGCCGTGTGAACTTCTTCCCGTTTCAACCATCCGATACCTACTGCCATGGGGTAATCGTCGTGCCGGCCCGCCATGGCCTCGATACGCCCATTCTCGATGTTGCGAATAACATCACCAAACTGCTGAAGCCCGTCCTTGTTATAGATCGTGATATGCCTATTGTTAAATGCTGGTATGAGTTCTCCCCACAACAGGGGGCGGTTATGTGTCCCTGTAAGGAACCCGATCTTCTTTTCCTTTTCGTCCTGATACCCAAAGTTGTGGTACCCTAGGCGTTCCGCAGTGGCAATGGTGACACCACCATATTCATTGGCCTCGATGTACCACAGGGGATTCTTAAATATATCCAATAGACGGACAGAGTGCAGGGCCAGCTCCTCGGGCGGGATAATATTATTCAGGATGTCGGCCACAATTTCCCCGGTCTTGACATTCATCAAGGTTGTAACGCTATAGTCCTTTCCAACACCGTGGGAGGTGTCGGTGGCTGCGATGAAATAATCCCCTACCATAAAGTCCTTGTAAATGTGAACAATGGCCGAATCAATCCCATCGTGTTCCACTTTAATTGGGTTGCGAACGTCTGTCATCATTTGAACCAGGGTGGATTGACTGAAGGCCGCCAGTGTTTTAAGGGGAAGCAGGGCCTCCTCGATGGTGGCCGGGTAGTTCCTCTGCATAAATAGTTCAGGTGTAAGAAATGTCAGTTTTTCCGTGGGGATATCCCGCTTCACTCCTTCATACCACTCCTGGGTCCGGCCCGGAACGGCCTGCCACCCGGTAAAGTTCCAGTCAAAACTATTCTTGCCGGCCATAGCCTCCGTAAACACCACATTGGCCAGGGTGTCCAGGGTCTCGGCTGCCTGGGTGTAGATGCCAATGAACTGTCCGCCGGCGTCAATAGTTGGTTTGGCTGCGAAGTAGTTCTGCTGGGCAAAGGGGTGGCCCTGCCATTCATCACAGACAAGGATGGAACCGGTAAAGGACACGCCGGCTGTCTTGGTGGCGGCCAGGACACGGACTCCCGAGTTCCTCACAGGAAACCCCATCTCTGTCAGACTCTTGGAGTCCATTTTAAGTTGCAGGAAATCTGGCAGGTATTTATAAACAGTGTAACATTTGCTCAGTAGTTCGATAGCCTCTGTTTCACCTACGGAGAACAGGAGGACCTTGGCGCCCACATGGTTCATGGCGTGCCACAAACAATATGTAGCAATAAGCCACGATGCCCCTACCTGCCTTGACTTCATCCAGACAATCTTGCGTTTGGTTAATAGGCGCCGGATCATATCAACGGTGTGCGGCCACATCTGGAACGGAATAACACCACCCGGATTGTCCGGGGTTGGCGGTCTGATGATCTTGACATACTTCAAGAAATACACGAAGGAGGCTTTGCACTTCTGTTTCTCAAGTAAGCGTACCTTTCTCTCTTCCTCGGTGCATTCCGATTCGGATTTGGCAACTACCAGGGCAATTTCTTGGTCAGTCATTTTATTGGATTACTCCTCTCGAATCAACTGAACACCCATACTACGAAGGGCCTGCATCCATCCCTGGGCCATCCGATCAACATTTGCTTCGTCCAAACCAATTCCCCACACATCGTTTATTTGATGGATTGTTTCGTGACACAAACTTTCATTCAATTCGTTTAGACATATATAACCACCATCTCTGGTCCTGACGGCTATTTCTATATCACCATTCTGTGCCGATGTATCGGCAACATTATAATTATACATATTGGTGCCGGCGCCATCTTTTAGTTTTATATCAAAGACATGGCCGCCAACACTGACTGCTTGAGGGTAAATGTAATTTTTCATTGTAATTCTCCATTAGTAATGTCAATTAACACCAGGTTATGGTATACGGATAAGGCCAAAAGGGGCCAGGTTCCCACGGAATATATGGAGACACAGGTTGCTGTAGTAATGGACATTTGCAACAGCATTTGCAACAACAACCTTGCCTGGAAGAGTGACAAGAAGGCTGGTTGGTTGGATTAAACGTACCGCTTGTCCCGTTAGACGAACTTTTTTCTTCTGTATACATGTTTATTTTCCTCCTATTGTTTAGTGTGCAGTAAACATACCGTGATAATTGGGTATGGGATAAAGGGTGAGGGGGGTTATAAAGGGGGGAGAGGGAAAAAGGGAAAGGGATATTTTGGACTTCATCCCCTTGTCACAAATACTCACCATTATTTGTCTCTCCATTGTCAAATTTTCCTTGACGATTCGATGACACCACAGCACGAAGTGCGTTTCGCTACAATTGCCTTTTTCGAAGTATCCAATTGATAGCGGTCCTGCGGACAGCGGCACTTCTGTGCAGAAAAATATCCTGCCGGGCCGGCTCCAGCGCTCATGGGTACCTCGGTGGACGCTTGTTACGTTCAATCAGAATAATTGTCACCGTGGTTGCGAGGATACTCATACAAATAATTACTCCGGCGGTAAGCACTTTTCCTTTGACCTCCTATCCAGGGCATTCTGCACGATCTCCCCGAAGTTGCGATTGTGAATCCGGTGCGGCCTATTCTTTTTACGAGACGCTCTACGATCAGTCTTCGTTACCAATTCCTCATTACTTCGCATACGTCACCTTATTATTTCCAGTTTCTTTGCAGATTTCGGTATGAGTAGGCGCACATATCAAGGAGGCGCGCGATACCAGGGCCACTTCCAATGCTGCTGCTAATACGTACATATCAATGCCTTGCTGCTGCTAATATATATACACACTGTATACTACACTGCTACATATGCCGGGTGTCCAATCTTGCCACGTCGGAAATGAACCGTTATCCGATGCGGGAATGCGAAGCTATTTACTCTCAATAACATTATGCCGCCTGTCCATCCGTGTCGACATTTGATGACAATTGTAGTGCGCTCCCACTAACACCTAGTAACTGTTGTTCTGCCAATACTGCTGTTCTTGTAGCCATCTCATAATCATCCGCTGTTAACATCAGCATTGTCCCTTTAACACGAGCGTCTATTTCCTGTCTAGGACGACCCAGAACCCTGTCAATGAGATATATTAGACTGTCCTTATCCGGTTTGGCACCCGGAATCTCTTTACCACATTCAGGGCATACAATGGGCATACCAAGTGCAACTGTTTTGAGCTTTTCAAACAACTGAGGCACATCAGCGGATAACGCCTCAATCGCCTCTTTAACATCCTTTTCCGGAAGTCTCTTTCTACCTGAACGACCTTTCTTACCTGTCATCTATAATGCTCTTTATATACTTAACAAAATAGCTTTAATTGATATTATTATAACCTATTCAAGACTACGGATCAATTTTTTTTAATTATTAACAAGGCAAGCCGAGAATTGACAACTTATCGGATTGCTATTGACAACCTATTGTCAACCGTCTCGTCTTGTATCTACTACACGTTCAAATAAAAATCTTTCAACGCCATGAATTTACGATCAAAACGAGACTAAAAAGGCTATTGACAAGGCGGATTAACCATGATATTCTGAGTGTGTTAGTGGGACGGCACTCAACAAGGCCGACCACTGAGAATAAAATAATAGGGGAGCGAATATGGAATTACAGCTATGTCAGAATTGTGGCAAACCAGCTGAGAGCTGCCCGGATACTTGTAATTGTATCTGTCCATCATGTGGAGAGCATTGTTTCGATGATGTTACGCTGGCCGATCATGGTATGTGTTTAGATTGTTTTCACGATCTTGAGCACGACTATACAGAATTTTCTAGTTTATAATCCCGCTGACGAGCGCATAAGCGCGAAACGCCGTGAGGCGTCCGGGATTGCACTTTAACAATCGAATAGGTTGCTCAAGCCTCCTAAATAAAATTTTAGGAGTGAATGAAATGGCAAAAGAAAATAAAGCAACCACTGGTAAACTAAGCGAGCTTGATTTCTGCACCAGAGCTATTACCAACCTAAGAACGGATCGAAGCAAGGGCATACACGTAGTATACTCAAACTTCAATTCAGCTTTTAAGGGCTACTACGGTAAAGAGAGCCGGGAAGCAGTAGACAAGCTATGCGAGGCAGGGAAGTTGGCTAAACGTGCAGTACGTGGCGGCGTAATGATTTACTTACCCGGTGAAGCACCTGTAATAAGCGATCGTGGAGCCGACACAATTAAGGCAATCACAGGTTAATATTAACAGTGAGGCTTGAGTAACTTATTCGAAGGTTAAATAACAGATATGGAGGCTAATATGGCTAAGCTAACAACAATTAAGTGCGACAAGTGCGGATATGAGGAGGAGTATATGGATGACGGCATAACGGTTGATTGTATGCCGGACGGAGAGCTCATTGGTGATGGCAAATGGTTATGCTCGGATTGTTGCTATACGGATGACGAATCATGACACAACGTGACAAGTTTATCACGGGGCGTAAAGGCGAACGCATCGTCGCAAAGCGATTAGGCGGCCATACGACACCGCACACAGCGCCGTTCGATGTCGTAGACTTTAGGCAATCTATAGCCTATGAAGTCAAGACTATACACGGGTTAAGTCGATCCAGTGTTATACACATAACACATGAGGCATTACAGCGCAAACATGACTTTATGAGCGCTTACGGCGTAGAAACGGCCTATCTTGTAGCCGTAGTTATATTCGATCCCGGCCATATCGAGCTATACATAGGTGAGCTTAAATCTCACGTTCGAGTAGCAAATATGAGAAAATTAAATTAATAGGGGGATATTATGGAAAAGTCATACAAATTTCATATCGGTTTACACGTCGATGGCGCAATTAATTCACTATGTGAGGTTCAAGAACGCAAGGATGCTGCAATAGCCATTATGAAGCGTAACTGTCCAGATGGATTTACAGTTACAGACACGAACGGTTATTGGATTAACGCAATTGAACCGGGGCTTGTAGTTGAAGTTATAGCCAATGACTTTGACTATGATACGGTTGCGCGTTTTATACGTATGACATTAAATCAAATTTGCGTGTTAGTAACTATTAGCAAACCGGAAGTTTATTGGATCGTGGAAGGGTAATACTATGACATGGTATGAAGATTCACTTGAGGCTATTAAGGCCACATATGGCGATGATTACTTGTTATATGTGCAATGTTTGGCCGCAACCTCACCTATGAGCGAAGTCAAGTCAAATATTACATTGGCAAACAAGGCATACAACCTGATTAAAGCCGGAAAAGCTATTAAGGGCTTTATTCATTGCCATCGTGTCAATCTTGAGCGCATAGCACATGGCGAGGCCATACACGGCCCCAAAACAAGCGCTTTTCAAGCTAATTTACTCGGTGATAGTGACTTAATAACTATTGATAGGTGGATTATGCGATGGGCCGGGTATAGCAACATAGCGCCTAACAAGGCCCAAGCCGCCACTATTGTAGAGCGTATAGAGCGCGAAGCTAAAGAACACAATATGTCTAACCGTAACTATCAGGCCTTTATATGGGCACGGGAACGTGGCCGATCTGATAGCTTTGCTAATCACATGAATTATAGACTACAGCTTGAATTTTAATAGGAGGCGAAATGGAACTTCAAACAAACAATGATGATTCAATCACGGTGGGAACGGGTAAAATCCGTTTCAGGATTGCCATTGACGACACAGAATTATGTGTTTGGGACGAGGACTTAAAATGCCTAAACGTTCGCCAGGACGAAGACAGCAAAGAAGCCTATGTGTCTATCGTAAAATAATTTTAGGAGGATTGAAATGATTACATATCACGACTACCCAGAAGGAAAATCCGTTTTCGAGTGCCCGTTTGAACAACATGAAGTACCCGGCCAGGAGGCTTGCGAAGGATGTAAATATCTCACTGATATCGATGGGGATGGCAATGAAGCCCCATCCTGTATGCTGGACGAGGATAATATACAGCCATTGGAGGATATGGAGGAGTGCCCGGATGGTAACACTAAAGAATATTGCAGTCTTGACGAGCCTGGTGATTGTATTGTGGGTCAGCCAATTAGCCCTGATGAAATGATGAAGCTACTTGACTTATAGCATCGTTCTGAGGATGGCCCAAATAGGCCGAAAGCCGGAAGTTATGAACCCGGCTCAACGATTAACGGAGGAACTGAAATGAAAATTAAGCAACTACTTGACAGGGCAAACTCTGGATACCCGGAAGGCTATTTGGCTACCTATTACAACTGGAAGGGGCAGACACGAAGGGGAAAAGGAGACACTCTGGCACAATTCATTGTGAATGAATTAACTGAAACCTTTGACCCGGATTACGATGACAAGGCGCAAGTCGAGCAGGCAACCTATGTTCTTGGGGAAGCTATAAAAGACCTGCAAGGTGCAATCAACGGATTAAATCAGGAGATTATAAAATGATACGTTATACCAAGGGACGTTGTTACGGATGCAAGACCGCCTTTATCTGGCCTCGTAAGAAGGGGTGGGGCTTGGCAAATATGGCATGCCCTCAATGTGGAAGCTGGCCCTTACATCAAACTACCCACATGCTAAAATCCGTGCCCTGGAAACTATGGGAGAACGGACAGTGGGTATCTATACCCCATGCTCTGTATGAGGATGGAACGGAGGAGACGCTATAGAGTATGTAATTTTAATCGGCATGACTATCTGGATAATTATAGCAATAGTTAGTAAATAGGAGGAACTGAAATGTACGAAATTGTAACACGAAACGGAATTAAGGGACACCTGCATAAGAATGGTGGTGGCTTTGTGGCCGAAACGGCGCAAGTGGATGATACGGCCTATATCGGCCCCAATGCACGGGTCTATGGCACTGCACAGGTCTCTGGCAATGCACAGGTCTCTGGCAATGCACGGGTCTATGGCAATGCACGGGTCTATGACACTGCACAGGTCTATGGCACTGCATGGGTCTATGGCAATGCACGGGTCTATGGC